GCTATCGATGCTGTAATGACACTGCTGCCTGATGCTCGGAGAACAGACTGGAATCATACGCTCAAACTCAAGAAGGAGGATTTATTGCTTGCTCAGTCTTCGCTCGAAAACCTCGATGCTTCGGTAAACCATGCCGAGGCGGTATTGAAGGAGAAGTACGATGCCTTTGAGAAGTTTAAGGTTCAATACACAGACTTTGTTACGCAGTATGGTGACAAGTGCGAGGAGTACAGCATCCGCTTGCAGGAGATTGATAAGACGCTCCGTAGCCTCGCTTCACGCCTTGAAGAGTTGCGCCGTAAGCGCCGAGTAATCTCTGCAGGCATTGACGAACTCTCAAATAAGTTGGCAGGCTCTATTATCTGTCCGAAGTGTGGCCACGAGTTCTTGGTGGCACAGCCTAACTTCGACATCGAGGCTGGAACAAAGGAACTCCGTCTCCGTCAGCAGCAATTATCAGAGATTAACGGCAATATCAAGGCTGAGCAGAACTCCACCGAGGAGGCAGAGATGCAGCAGAGCAAACTCAACGGCGAGCGTCGCACCTTAGATAATGACCGTTCACGCTGGGAACAGGAACTCTCTGACCACGAACGTGCAGTATGCAGTGCTACAAGCGAGGTGGAGCGTGCGGAGCACAACCGCAGACGCACCAAGGCAGAGGTTGCAGCAATGCAGGACGAGATCGAGGGAATTCGCCGTAAGGTCTTTGACGAGTTCTTCGGCAACATTGATGAGCGCAATGCAACACTAAGCCGTGAGCGTCGCAAGATTGTAGAGGATATACGCTCGGCAGAGTGTGCCATAGAGACCTTGCAGGAGACAATCCGTGAGGTAAACGAGATGGCAGCCGAGGACCTCACGCTATCGCTACGCAAAACATTGGAGCAGGAGAAGCAACGCTCGATGGAGACTGCCAAGCGTAAGTTTGAGGTTGATGACAAGGTACGAGCATTAGAGGTACAGCGTGAGCGTTTCGTGCAATTCAAGACCTACCTTGCAAACACTAAGATTGAGGCTCTCAGCCGAATCACCAACGAGTTTCTGATTGGCATCGGCAGCGATATCCGTATTCGCTTTGATGGTTACACGGTGCTCAAAAGCGGTAAGGTGCGAGAGAAGATCTCAATCTCACTGTTGCGTGATGGAGTTGATTGTGGCTCATTCGGAAAGTTCTCGGCAGGCGAAGCAGCCAGAGTAAATCTCGCAACAATTCTGGCAATGCAGAAGCTTGTCAATGCCAACTGCGACGATGAGAAGGGATTGGACCTGCTGGTGCTTGATGAGATACTCGAAGCAGTAGATGAGGCAGGACTATCATCGATGTTTGATGCTCTGAATGCTTTGGGTGGCACTGTCCTCGTAGTCTCGCACGGCAACGTGGCCGAAGGTTATCCCCATAAACTTGTAATAACGAAGGAGAATGGAGAATCACGCATCGGAGAATAAGGCACTGAAGCACGATGATATCCTCGCCTTGGATGTGGCAACACACTGCGGCTACTTCTCGAAGCACGAGGCAGGTACTTGGAATCTCACCGAGAGCCGACGGCGCAACGAAAACAAGATGCACGGCTCCTTCCGCACGCTGCTTATCGACTTTATCCGTAAGTACGACATTAAGCAGATTGTAGCCGAGGATGTGAGTATCAACCGCCACTTCTACGACCTCAGACGATTGTCGGAGTTAAGAGGTGTGCTGTTGGAAGTCTGCGATGAGCTGAACCTGCCCGAGCCGGAGTTTGTGAACCCTGCCGCACTCAAGAAGTGGGCAACGGGCGATGGGCACGCTACGAAGTCAAAGATGGTAGAGACCTGCAAAAAGTATGGTTATGTGCCTACGGACGACAACGCTGCAGATGCTTGTCACCTATTCTTTTATTACATAAGCAAACACAGATTATAAATTGACCGCATAGATTCGGGCGGTGTTAAAGCCGCCCACTTTTTTAATTGACGCTCTTCGAAGCTGACAGATTAGGACATTTCAGATTGAGTTGAACCCCTTTTCAGTTAGAAGAGTGGACAAGAAAGATGTGTTAAAAAGGGTGGCGGCAATCCCCGATGATGAGTCCGCCAAAAGACGCGCTCAACTACTGCAAAAGTATGTGATGCCGCACAAGAATCTGGTGTACAGCATCTGTATCAAGTACACATACAATCAGGAAGATATAGAAGACAACTATGTCGAGGCATTAGTGAACTTCTACAAGTATATGGACAGCTACGACCCTGCAAGACCGGTGAAAACCTGGATATATGCAGTGACAAAACGCCTTGTAGCTGACCTCAATAAGCGTAATAAAACCCGTACTCCGCCAGACGATAGTGTCGACGTTAAAGAGTTGCGCTCCACATTGTTGGATGAATGCAGCCCTTCGGCGAACTGTATGGGTGTGAATAACTATAAGGACTACTACAGTGACGAAATTCTATGGGCACTGGATCAGATAAAACCTATATACCGTGAGGCTTTTCTGCTGCAACAGGCAGGCTATAAAATCAGCGAGATAATGGAGATTACCTACCGCAACGGAACGCTCCAAACAAAGAATGTCGAAACGGTAAAGAGCCGACTGTTTTTAGCAAAGGCACAACTAAGAAAATTACTAACAAGAGATGGAGAAAAAAGAGTGGATTGAAGGGTGCAAGCGTGTATTTACCAAGTTGGTGAAAGATACGCTATGGGGGGATTTTAGGTTTCCTGAAGGAGGAAGTGTAGATAGACAGCTCGAAAGTTGTTTTGATAAGCTCTCTTTATCGTTATGTATCAGTTATAATAGGTTGGTGGACTTCTGTGTTTGCCAAGTCAGTTCTATGTCTGATTACGATAGGAAATATAGATTTCGTTGGAATATAACTCACTCTTTTGGCGATAAAGCCATAAGCCGCTATATGAATTATAGCACTCGAATGAGAGCACACGATGATAAGTGGCTAAGTAGTTTTGGTGCCTCTCGGAGCAAATATGTGTCGATGATTGAGGATTGTAGTAAACATCCGCTGGCCATATTTATCTATCCTGAATATGAGGAGCACACTAAACGCAGATGGATGTCTAATGAGTTGGGGTATCTGATATGTGGAACATCCACATTGATGTGGACTCCGTTTTCACCTGTTTGTCAGAAGTGTACAAATGCTCCGCTGTGCGAGAAACGCACCGCACATGTTCACCATGAGCTATATAGAATACGCTGCGAGGCGTGGCGAAAACAACAGAATGAGTAATGGATAATAATATATCACCACTGAGTACCGAATTTCTCTACGAACTGTATGCGACAGCACTCAGGCAGGATCAGTTATGCGCAATCGTGTCACAACATATGCGTAGCGAGTACCTGCCTGACCAGTCGTTTCAGCGTATTCAGAAGGTGATCTCATCGCACTATCATACCTATAAGCATACCCCTTCTTATGCAATACTTTCGCAGACATTCCACGATGATGTAGATGCATTGGAACTCATTGATACCTTCCGAGAATATGATGAAGGACAGAGCATAGAGGTGATGACCGATATGCTGGAATCATATATCAAGGGAGTTCGTCTACAAAAGGTATATGCAGAGGTTGGAAAACTATATAATGATAATCAGCAGGAGAAGGCGGAAGATGTGCTTCGTAAGTATGCTGAGTGGGTTGCGGGGTTTACGCTTAAGAGTACCTCATTTGTGAATGTTGCCAAGACATTCATAGAACGATATGAGGCTAACAAGCGAAGAGAAATTGAAGAGGAACAGTCCGGTATTGCAAAAGTTGTTCGCTTCTATATTCCGTTTTTAGACGCTCTGAATGGTGGTCGTAACCTGCGTGGCCAGCTCACCTGCTTTCTCGCATCAACAGGTGTGGGTAAATCGCATATCGCAAAGTGGATTGGTGTCCGCGCTAATATCGATGATAACCTCAATGTGCTTCACTTCCAGTTAGAGGGTTCCGAGGAGGAGGCTTTGAATGCATACTCAGGTGGACTTATATCGAAGAATGCATACTACTATGAAAAGGGTAAGATTCACGATGCCGAGATGAAACACTATCAGAAAATGATAGAATCTTATGGAGGTAGTATTGTGGTCAGAAGTTATCCTCGATTCAATGCTCAGGTATCAACCCTCGATATCAAGAACGGAATATCTGAGTACCGCAAGTTGGAGGGACATAGTCCCGATATAGTCATTATCGACTCTATGGATCTTCTTACAGATGCTACGCGCAGAAATTGGGGAGCAGAACACGAGAGAGCAAAGCGTATAGCCGTAGCTAATGACCTTAAAGACCTTGCTGCGGATGAGAAGGTGTGGATGGTTGTGACATATCAATCAACCATTGAGGATCGAGATTGGCTAAATAACGAGAGTAATGTACTGACCGAGTATAACTGCTCCGAGGCAAAAGGTTTGGCACGACCTTGCACTCATCTTATATCACTGAATCAATCCTCTGCCGAGCGTAAGGAGAATGTGATGCGACTGCATATCGCCAAGAGCCGATTCTTCAAGAAAGGAGCAACAATTAAGATTGCAACGGACTATGATAATGAGGTATTCTACGATAGCCAACGAACAGATAGTTTGATGTCGGAATAATTTTTTGCTCACTTTATAAACTTTAGCTCCTTCACTACAGCTATTCCTAAGTATATGGATTTATCAGCGAAGGAATATCAGCATTTGGTGCAGGAGATAGCACGCGAGACGGGTGCAAAGCGTGACGGTACAGGTAAGAACCTTATCGTGCCACGCTGCCCCTTCTGTGGCAAGTCAGGAGGTAAGTTCGGTATCTACATTGGACCGGAGACTGCCCGCCGTGAGCCGTTTATGGCGCATTGTTTCTCGTGTGGAAAATCAACGCGCACCCTCGGACAACTCTTGGAAGCCATAGGTCGTATGGATCTGATGGTTACCCCCACGGCAGACATCACCGCTCCCTTGCAGTTTGTCTTGGGTGTGGAGCCGGAGGAGATTGACGATATGTTAACCGTAACCGAGTTGCCGGACTTCTACAAGCGAACCTTCAGCCACCCATATCTCAAAGAGCGTGGTTTCACCTATGATGACTACGACTATTTTCCCGTCGGCGTAACCAACCGCCTGAATCCTCGGTTTGAGGATTATGTGATTTTTCCCATCATTGACAACGGGGAAAATGTGGGCTTCGTGGGCCGTCATACCTGGTCGAAGAGCGATATCGATGCCCATAACCGCAAGGTCAAGTACAATGGTGGCTTCAAGATATTGCGCTACCGCAACTCTGTCAATAACGACTTCTCCAAACTACTATATAACTACGATGCTATTCACGAGGGTGAGACCGATACGGTTATCCTCGTGGAGGGCATCTTTGATGTTATAGCCCTAACCCGCAAGATGGAGCTATATGATAATCCCAGAGTAGCTGTTGCAGCAACTTTCGGAAAGAAGATCTCCGATGTCCAGGTCTATAAACTCCAATGCAAGAGAGTTCAGACGGTGATTGTGGGCTATGATGGCGACGCTGTCGAGCCCGTAAAAAAGGCTGCCAGCAGACTTGCTAAATACTTTACTGTCTTTGTCGCCAACATCGCAGATGCCCATAAGGACTGGGACGAGATGAGCGTGGCGGAGATATTCGACATCTTTGCTCAACGCCTTCAATCTCCCTCAAACTTCAAACTACGAAAGGTTCAAGAGTTATGATGCAAGAACTAATTCAGTGGCTCAATGCCCAAAACATAGACTATACCACCATCGATAATGAGGTCGTTGAAATCCAGAACTTCGGCAAGATGCTTCTCGCTGATCTGTCGGGTGTTGAATCCATCTTCAAGAGCAAAGATGGTGAAGTGAGGTTCAACCTTATGGAAAACCCACAGGAGTTGCAGGATGAGGGAATTTTCTATGTGGCGTTTCCCTTTGGCAATAACTGGTATTACTATGACCTCCGCGAAGAGTTTCGCTTCAATATCCTAAAGCATATAGGTAGGCCAAAGCCGCCGAAGCATAATATCCTGTTTGTCAATCTCGGCGTGCATACGCCTTTTGAGTTGCTTAACGCATCAGG